TCCACTACCTAAATAAAAACTAGTTTGATAAGCTGTCTTTCTAGGGTGCAAATCATCACTATTTTCTTTATACTTAGGGAATAAATTATCATTGTCACATAAGTAGTTTATTAATCTAGCCTCTCTTTCTTCTGCTTTGTTCTTCCATTCGTCTCTCAAATATTGTAAGTCTTGGTAACTAATAGGGTTGCTATTCTCACTAGTTTTAGTAGACACTGACTTGTTTCTATATTTAAATAGCATTGAAGTACTACACTCATAAACTGTCCATTGAGCCATAGCTGGAGCAATATATACGTCCAATAAATTAACTTCGTCACTATTTAAAGTTCCTGCAGTTATCTTAGTTTTTAAATCTTCATAAAATGGCGTACCCAAAATAGGATGTATTCTTAACTCCTGACAATCTTTGATGCTGGGTAGAATTAATCTTACGTCAACATTAGGGTCAATTAGAGTTGTATTCTTTACGTACTGTTCAGATATAAATAAAACCGCCATTATATATCATTTTTAATTTTAATTTCGTTTCTAACATTTTTAGCTCTACTACTATAAGGTTGTAAAACTACAGCCTCTAAGTCATCTAATACCATTTGAGCCTCTTTCTCAGCCTCAACTTTTCTAGCTTTTAATATTTGATAACTACTTAATTTCATTTCTTTAATCTTACTATTTGCATTTCCCATATATGTCTACAATAAGGAGTTGTTCTACCAGTGTTAGGGTTATTATACCATCCACCTCTTTTAGTAAATATGTCTATTCCAGACTGACCAAAGTCATTAGTTAATAATTCTAATTGTTGTAATGTATATCTTTTGACCCTAGACAATGCCATCATTCTAATACAAAACGGTCTGCTTTGCGTTTGTAATGTTGGAGCGTCTGGTCTTTCAGTATATTTGTAAACTATAAAAGTTTCATCTTCTGGCTTTTGAATACTGTTTTTTGCATCTTCAGTAGGTTCAAAATCTTTGTTTAAAGCTCCAGCATTTTGTAACTCAGATAATAAGTCATTAACTATAGTTTGTTCTATACTTAAAGCCTGAGCTATTTCTGTTATAGGCATTTTAGGATTGTCAATTAATAAATCTAATATGCTTTTCTCAGCTCCAGTTAATACTCTATTAATAGCAAATCTATAATCTTTTAATAATTCAGTTTCAAACTTTTTTGCATCCTCTAAACTTGTAATAGGTTTTACAAATGTTTGCACCGTCTCTATTTCTTCTATGTCTATTCCAGTACCCTCTAATTGATTAAATAGTATTTCATCCTCAACGTCTTGAAATTCTTTTTTAAGGCTTTCTGTTGTTCTAGTTAATCCACCTTTTAAACCTATCAATTGTCTAATTTCTTCAATAGCCATATTATCAAGCACCTTAGTTGCTACCAATGGATTTAGTATTCCAATAGCCTCAGCTACTTTATTACCGCCAACATCACTAGGAGGAAGTCCAATTTTTTCTCTTAACTCGTCTTGAGTCATAGCACTTAAAACCGCAGTCTCACTAAAGTATCTTTGGACAGGTTCTATTTTTTGTATTCTTACAGGCTCACCGTTTATTCCGTTAAAGTTTAGTATTGAATTAATTAACTCATTAAACACTTTTTGCTCTGGGTCAATTTGTAAGTTTTGGTATAGTTGAGAGGCTACTACAATCTCATCTGCGTTATTTCCTAAACCTGAGTTCTCTTTAATTCCAAAAAGTTGAGGACTAGTTATTCCGTGAGCTGTAAATATTTCTTCTCTAATTTGATTATTTAAATTTATAAACCTTTCATCTTGTCCGTTAACTGGTATAGGCATAATCTCAGGATGGTCACTAGCTTGGTCTGTAAAAGATAATAAAGGCTTACCAGCATTGTCAGCTCCAGTAGCATAGCTTTTAAACCTACGCTCTATTTCAGCCATCTCCTGTTCATTTGGTTGACCATTCCGAAAACTTATAAGATAGCCTGCAGAAAGATTGTTAGATATATTACTAAGCGTAAAGTTAGCTATTTTAGCATCTGACTCTAAATATGGTATAGCAGAAACATAGTCAGGTAGTGGATAAGCTCCAACATCTGGTCTATATTCTTTGTAATATATTACATAGTCAACCTCTGGACTTGCTGAATCATCATAAGGAAATTGCTGCAATATTTTAAAATCTTCATTGTTTTTAGGATTTCTAGTGGACCAATCTTCAGTATAATAAAATAAGTTATTATCTACACCAACTCTAATGTCAGCAAAATCAATATGGTTAATAGCTGCTATATTGTTATTCTTAGACATTCTAACTTGTAAACAAAATCCACCGTAAACCTTTTTGTCTTTTGCTAGTTTACCTACTAAGTCGTCTAAACTTTCATCTTCATTAGGCATCCTAAGAAAGCCATTAACATAAGCCTTTTCAGTAAATGTTAATTTTTCATCTATAACAAAACCTTGTCCAGTTATAAACTTAACTTTACTATTAATAATTTGATTATGTTTACTAGACTCATTATATAGTTTAGTTAAATAATCTGGATAAATATTTTTATAAGGACGCTCCGTTCCATACTCATACCAATCACCTTTTTTAGACTCTTTAAATTCAGGTAATTCGTACCCTCCAAAATTTAACGGAATTAATTTTACGCTCATTGTCCTGGATTATATACTACGTTTGTAGTTGGTGTAACTGTATGTTGAGTAAATGACGGTTGATATGTAGAGTCTATTAATTTCATTTTTCCCTGTTCTACTTCGTTTAGTCCTGTTGGGTCTAGGTTAGTTGTGCTGTTTTGTTCAAATACTTTATAGTTGTAAAAGCCTGGTGAGCCTAAATCTAAGCTACCGCTAGTAGGATTATTAGTTCCCTCTATAAAGTTAAATTCGTTATATCTTAATTTATTAGTGCTTATATCTGCAATGATAGTATAATATTTAGTCTTAGTCTGGTCACTCTCAAACTCAAATAAATAGTTAGGGTCTGTTAGTTGACTAAGTTCAAATAAGGTTGCTACAAAATTAGTAGTAGTGTTCTTATTTATCACTATCATTTTTCTTTTTTTTCTTTGTTTCAAAAACCCAATCAATGTTTAATTTCTTAAGAGTTGGGATATTTTCTTCACATACTAAAACTTTAAAATGTTTTAAATGTACTACTTTTCCTATATATTCTTTTTTTAACATAATTTCAAATTTACTAAAAAAAGGGGACAGTTTGACCCACCCCCTAATTTATACAACAAAGAACAATTAAGCACTAATTGTTAATCCAGCTATTACAGACGCATCAACCCCATAACAAGGAAACTGACTTTTGTCAGTTAATTCAATTTGGTATTGGTTAGGGTCACCATAAGCCTGACCAGTTTGTCCAACTAAAGACGAACCCTCGCAGAAATTATCATTTCCCAAAGCCCAATAAACTCCGTTATTATCTTTTACTATTACAAACAATCTAGCTAGCATTAACATCTTAATAGAATTAGATTTAGCAGCACTCATTTTATTTATAGTAAATGCTGCGACATTGTCATAAAAAGAAGTCCCTCCAGTTTGGTCTACAGTTGCTGTAGATGTTAAACTTCCTGACTCTTTCTTTAACTCGTATCTATAGAAATTAGTTGCTCCAGATTGCGTAATTGCTGAAATTTCTCCACTAGCTAAAGTAGTAGCAGTAACATTGTCTCTTTCAGAGATTAACACTTCTACTATTCCGCCTAAGCTATCTGAGCAATCTCTAGCTTGTCCATTACTTAATATACAACTCACAATTTTTTGATTTTCAGTTAGTTAGCGTTTCAGCTAACAGTTATTAAAAAGGGGGTTTTTACACCCCCATAAAATTTAGGCAGCTAATAAAAATTCTACAACTTGGTCAGGAAATGCAACATTCACACCTCTTCTAAAAGCCATAGTAACTTTATAAATTCTGTCATTATCATCGTACCAGCTTCTAACATCATTAGACTCTTCACCTGGTAAGTCAACACCTACATAAATATTAGATGCTCTCATTAGGTAACAGTTACCAGTAGCTAAACCTGAAAGACCAGGAGTAGCACAAACAGTAACATTAGGAAAACCAATCAAAGGAAGTTCACCAGTAAATCCACCCTCAGTAACATAATGAAAATAGTTACCATCTGCAATACCTTTTTGATATTTTAAGAAAGTGTCCATTCCTACAAACAATTTTAAATCGTCAGCGTCCATTATATCCTCTGGCATTAATGCAGCCATTCCAGATAAAACACCAATTACATTAGCAGCAGTTATTCCAGTAGCTTGAGTAATTGCAGTTGGGTTGCCATCAATAGCAGTAGCAGCAGCAATGATTTTATTTAAACCATCATACTTAGATAGGTTAGCAGTTCCACTAGTTGTGTCACCTTGCCAGTCAGCTACTTCAATAGCTTTTTGTAATTTAGCAACCTTTTCAGTAAAGTATAACTCCTCAAAAGGAATCTCTTCCTTTTCACCAGTTAAACCAGCTTTCAACATAACTGCGGTATATTTAGCAGCTAGGTCAGTCATACATAAATCCTCGTGAATTGCAACAGCTCCAGGAGTAATAGTTCTTTGTGACAAAGTAGTTGAACCACTTGCACTTCTTGAACATCCGTCAGCTTGAAAAACAACATCACTAGATAGTATATTAATTGTAGTAGGTCCTTTAACGCCATCTTGAATATTAGCATAGTTAGAAAGTCTACTACCAGCAACCGACTTAATAATTAAGTCCATTGCGTTTTGTTCGGTATATGCGGCCAAAGCCGAAACATCAAAACTCATAATTTATTTTTTTATATTATATTTTTATTTTTTAGGACGCTTATTATGTCCCTTTTATTTT